CCACGCAGGTCTCGCTGACTGGCTTGGCTGACCCAGGGGTCTTCTCCCTCTTCCTTAACAGGAACGATTACTTGGAACTTCTCTTGCAGGGGGTGCATACCAATCCTCCATGTGAATCTGGGGGCGCATGGCCCCCAGTATAGTGCGTTACGCCGTGCGGCGCAAATTACTCGGGCATGTCCCGAGGTGCGGGCATCCAGCCGTCGCCCGGGTAGGACTCAGCTGTCAGCTTGCGCATGGGCATTTCATGAATCTCAGCGTTCTCTTGATTGCTGATGTCCATGCCCGGGGGCAAGAAATTGAACTTGGCACTCTCACCGTAGGGGATACTGGACTTGTCCAGATAGCCGTCAGTGATGAACCCAGACTTCTCACCGATGTCATCGTACGTGCCGCCAATGCCCTTGATGGCAGCAACCACCTCCTGCATGGGGGCTGCAAACTTCTCCGAGCCGCCCCCGCCGGAAAGTTCCCCGGTGTAGTGACCACGATGGTTGCCCATACTCACAGTCTTGCTCGGCTGCGTGGTGCCTGCAGGCAGGCCCTTGATAGAGGCGTACTGCTTCTTGGTAGATGCGTTACCAGCCATTTCGTTCTCCTTACGCCGTGACGTTAGCCAGTGGCTGAATAGAAACTTCCAGGGCCACTGCTGCCTTGCCTACCGTGTCAGCGCCGCTAAGCACAGACACGATGTCGCCCTGCGCAAGCGCCACACCCCCCGCTGCTGTAGTGAGCAGCACGTTGGTCGTCGTGCCCGCTGCTGCGGTGCCGAGAGTGGTGGTGGCAAGCGTGGAAGTCGCAGTACCGCTGATCTTGATGAGACTGAACAGGTGGCCTGCCGCAGTGCCCGCCGTGGTGACCGTAAGCTGTGCGGAGTACGCCAGCTTGGCCGTAAACGCTACGAACTTGGCGTACTGCGTGGTGGCGCCACCCCCCGCCTCGCCCACAACCTCCCCAATACGAGTGAGGTACACGGGATGGTTATAGACCATACTCTTGGTTGCCATGATCTTGCTCCTTAAGCCTGACTATCCCACTTGACGATGCGAGCGTTCGCTGCCAGAGTGTGTACGATACCGAAGCCGCCCAGGTAGTACCAGGCGACGCCCTTGCTACGACCGTAGTCACTGGGGATCTTGCCTCGCATTTCCTCAGGAACTGCGATAGCTTCAGCGACAGTGTCGTTGCCGAAGAAGAAGATCCAGTCACTCTTAGCGTTGGTCCAGGTGGTCTGCGTGATGCCGTCAGTACCAGTGCCCTTGGCGATGTTGGTCTGCTCGACGTAGCGGACGTTTTCGTAGCGACCAATCTCACCGTTCATGATGAGCTTGAAGCCGGTGTCGCTGTACTGGTGGATCGTTTCCAGATTGTTCTTCAGCGTACGAAGCGTAGACGGCCATGCCAGAGCATAGTAATCGTCGCCAAGGTAGGCGGGGATGTTACGCTCCTTCATGGTGTCGACGATCGACTTAGCGTGGCCGTTGTTGTACGCCACGTTGTTCGTGCCCGTGACGGTGCCGTTGGTGTACAAAGTGACCGCAGCGGTGTCAGTACCCGCAACCGGGATGGCACGGAGCACCGTCTGGTTGAACTGGTTCCAGGCGAAGCGATCAAACGTCTTAACAGCGTCGTTCTTCAGCACCTTCTGGATCAGTTCCATGACCGGGAACTTGGACAGGTTGTCCAGCTTGCCAGAGTACGGAACGCTGTTGCCCGCTTCAGTCATCGTCAGGGTGCCCTGAGTGATGGTGAAGTTGGTTTCCGGCATGGTGTTGGTTTCAACCAGCACGCCGCCAGCAGACGCCACATCCGAGAACACGTCCCAGGTGAATATGTCACCCTTCTTCTTGCCCTGCTGCGAGGCGTCGCGCACGTCAGCAAACTGACGGAACTTCACCAGCGGTTGGACCGCCATACGCAATACGTTACTCAGTTGGCGGCTGTACATGAAGCCGCCCAGCGAGTTTACTGCCCATACTTGACCAGCCATCTCATTTCTCCTTTAGCTACGCATCCACTGAGGACCGCCACGGCTCTTTGCCATGTTGGCGATCACACTAGACGGCGTATCGTCTTCATCTACTTCCGCAGCGGGCGCTTTGGTCTTGGCCGTAGCCGACGTGGGCACTGCCGGTGCAGCAGCTTTGCGCTCGAGCTTCTCACTTGTGGTAGGGGAAGTAGGAGCCGCTGTCGCAGGAGCCAGACTTTCCTTCCACGCACGGAGTTGCTGCCCAATCTCAAGGTAACGCTCAGAGTACTGACGCGTGTCACCCTGTGCCAGAAGTTCAGTGTCGCGATCAAGCGCCAGCTTCTTCAGGAACGGGTCACTCACGATGTCACTGAAGTCCTTGTTGAACTGGGTGATCGCAGTGTTGAATTCAAGGCGTTCGTCGATAGTGCGGGACACGTCGTCCATGTTAATGGATGGACGTGCACTAGCTTGCTGCCGGAGCTTACGCAGCGCGGCGGCGGCCTCTTCTTCGGTCCCCATTTGTATAGCGCGGACCAGCGCTCGATCTTCTTCATCCTGCTGTCGTTGAAGTTCTTCAGCCGACGGACGAGGGGGTTCAGGGTCAGCCTGCCGTGCCGTCTGCTTGGCTGTGCGCAGGTATTCGTCTGCGGACTCAACCTTCTGAGCTCGCGCAATCAGTTCTTCTTGAGTCAGCTCAAGCTCCCGGCCATTGACCTTGAGCTTAAACTTCTTAGGTGCTGCTGGTTCCGGAGCTACCTCAGATGCGGGGGGAGTAACTTCCGGGTCAGGGACCCGCGTATCGTCCTCCGGAGCAAGTTTCTCAACCCGAAAGGGCTCCGTGGTGTCGTCGTCATTGACATTGGCAAGCTCATCAGACCGAGACTCGTCAAGTGTATCCCCGATCTGGTTCAGCAGCGCGATGCGTGCATCGTTGCCCGTACCAACAGCGCCGCCAGCGCCACCCTCGGACCCATCGTCCGCGGGACGGCTATAGAAGTGACGAATAAACCTATTCCTGATCCGCATCTATTTCTCCTTCAAGAATTCCCAGGCTCTGCAGTCCGTCCATCATGGCTTCTGCAAGCCACTGTTCGAACATTTCTACCTTCGCGACATCGTTCTGGTGCTTGACGACAGCTTTAAAGTCTGTCGGGTCGCAGTGCTTGAGTTCCTGAATGGCTGTATTGTATACCTCAGTTGCCCGGGCACGCAAGTAGGTGCCCACACGGGAGTCCCAAAAAAATTCTACCTGTCGGCCAAGCTCAGCTCTGTTCAGTAGATCGGCTTGTTGTTCTGGATCGAGCATGGCGGTCCTTGTCCTTACTCATTATGGCGGTGAAGTGCGTAGCCAAGCTGCGCTTATTTTCGTTTACTTCGTGAAGTCCAGCGATTCGTTCCTTGGTCTGGTTGGTTTCCCGAGTCTTCTGCAGACCAATCACCTGTGCAGTCGTCTTCTCTTTGAGCTGCTGTTGCAGTTGTTGGATCATCGTCTGTGCGCCGGTGAGCGCAGTCTGTAGCTGAGCAACTTGTGGATCATCCACAGTGAAGAACCTGCTACCGTCACTGTACCCCAGGTGTCCGAAGATCTCCTTACCGACTTCTACCATGTTCACGCCGGGAGCGGGGGCCTTGAGAGCGTTAGTGTATGCGGTAAATGCGGTGAGGAACTTCTGAAGCTTCTGAGTTGGGTCCGTAGCACCCATACCCACGTTCACACTGAGAGTAATCTCTTGCTCAAGCAGTTCATCTGTTACTTCGTCTACCCCAAATCTCTGCAGAAGTTTTGCGTTCTTAGCTGCAATACCGAGGATCACCCGATCAGTCTCATACTCCTGCTCAAGCAGAACAAGCTGACGAAGCACGGGCTGTACAAAGGTTTCCACATACGTACGGATGAGGTACTCAACCAGCGTTCCATTAGATTGATTGAGCATCGCCATGTTGCGAGCGGGGGCATTACCAGCGCCCGCAGTCATCAACGCAGCAGGGTTGAAGTTGCCCAGCAGCTCGTCCATAGACATGTCTATGCCCTGCTGCTCCATGTATGCACTCTGAGTGACGTCCGGCCAAGAGATCTCTCGCACGTCATTGATGGGGTCATTCATCATCACCACGCCGCCCGGCACATTGCGCACCAATCCAGCTAGGTCAACTTCTACCCCCCGCTTAGCGAACCACTTCTTGTTCAGGGCGAACTTGACATTATCAATGCGCTGATTGGCGATCTCATTAACCTCGTCTGCCAGCCCACGGGCCAGCACGGGCACGCCACTCGGCAGCGCCTTGTGAGTCTCCAGGATGCACGTGCCCAGCACGTAGGGTCGCTTGCCGTGGAACACTACTTCTCGCAGCGGCACGGGGTCCGTAAGCATGCCAACTTCGCCTAGGGTATAGAATATCCAGTCACCGCCATCACGACGATGAATGTGGCGGTGTACCCAGCAGATTTCATAGTCCTCCAGTGCGCGGTTGTCGCCGGAAAGAGGGTCTTCCTTGTTCTGCGTACGAGCTACGCGAGTGCTGTCGAGCCCAGTGGTGGCCGCAGCGGACGTCACTGGCATGTAGTGCCACTCGCCTGTTTCCATCTTAGCACGCACGTCCATGGCCCACATGGGTAGTATGTGGATGAAGTACGGGCTAGTCTCCACCAAGTTAATCCAAGAAGCCCCTGGGTCAAACCTAATGTTCTCAATGGGCACGAGGTCCACACAGGGCTTATCGATAATTCCGTCCTTCGTTTCCTCATACTTCCAGTAGATGTGTCCGCACACCAAGCCAACTGTCTGAGCATCCTGGATGCCACCTAGCACGGTCTGGAACCACGGGATGGAGCGGGTAAGCCGATACTGTACCACTTGCTTCATGATCTCAGCACTGACAAGCTGTGCTTGATCCGACTGATCGCTGGCAGAAACGCTCACCACGTCCATGTTAGAGAAGAACGCTGCGGCAGCGGCAGCCTCATTCTTGCGGATTACGGATCTAATCTTTGGCCGGTAGAGCTTGCTGCGCTTGTCGTACGCCGGGGAGTTGTACTTGCTGTCCCCTGGGTGCATGTTGTTGAATGCGCGGATCGAATCGTCCCACTGCTTACGGAAGTTAGAGTCCACATAGCTAGTGCTCGTACGGAAGGCTGAACGCGCACGACGCATCCAGCTCTTGTTCTCGTCAGAGTCTTCGTCGTCCCCTACTTGAGCGCTCGGTGGCCGGTTACGAGGATCTTGTTGCATTATTTCTTCTCCCAGACCTGTTTCTCATGCTCGGGGTGCGTGGCGCCGGTGTTCCGGGTAACCTGCACAGCTCTATCGTCGTACAGAACCTGCATCTTCGGATCTTTGGTGTTCGTTATGGGCAGTACGGCGCCTAGATGCTCTGCCATCCATCTACGAATAGCCGGGTGGGGGCTGCGTGCGGTGAACAGCCTCACGTCTCGTCCCTCCTGGATCCACTGACGCACTCGCTTAACCATGGGTTCCACGGGTGCGCCCACGTGTTCGTCTCCCCGGTAGTGGTCGTAGTGCGCCAGCGTGCCATCTAAGTCCACTCCAATCCATCCGTCTCCACTACTGCGGGAATACTTAGTCACGCTCAGTGCTCCTCGCCAGGGCCCCCGCCACCCGCTGGTGCCGGAGACGGGGGAGGAGTCACTCGGTAGCCGCGAGATTCCAAGAACGCTTTGGCATCCGCCTCTGCCTGTGCGCCCTCCGCCCAAGTGAGAAAATGAGTGATCGCCCGGTGCCACTCACTCTCTTCACTATGCCCCAGATTGCTGAGATACGACGCTGCGTGTGCTTTGATGTCTGCGAATTTCATTTCAGTTCTCCATGTTCTGCAGGTGCATGAATTCACCATTCCAGGAACCCCGCTGCACCCCGCAGCGCTCGAGTAGCTCGCCGCCGCCCAGCATCACAGCGTGCTCTACCTGAGATATGCTATGCGCACGCGCCACATCCACTGTAAACCCGTAGCGGCCATCCGCGATAGCCATGTTCTTAATGACTAGTGCCATCCCTGGCAGCCATCCAACCATCCAAATGTGATCCGGGTAGCAAGAAGTCAGCTTCTGTGCTGCCAGCTTAGCGAACATCTCCATCTGAGTATTCTCTGCGTCGGGCGTAGAGTCTACCACCTGAATGTCTGTGCCGATGTGGTCCATGTTCACTTCCTTAGTGCGTCGTAGGACCGCTCGCAGGCGAGTCCGGCAATAGTAGATCGGTCAGCCGCCGCTGCCATTTCCCTATATCTTCCAGCGCTTTCTTCAAGAAGTCTGGTGAGGACGTCTGCCTCGCCTCGGCTGGCAGTGGGGGAATTACTGCTGGCGACACGGGCACGGACAGTGGCGAGCTGGCTGCGCAGCCTACCAAGAGCAGTATCATACTCAGCAGCAGTGGCTGCGATTTTCGCGGTCTGTTCTTTAGCATCTGCGACCACCTTCTCCTGATCTGCGATTCGCTGCTGAACCTTCTTCAGTGAATCAGAAAGTGCCTTCTCCCGCTCTGCGCTGGCTTGGAGCTGCGCTGCCGTGTATTGCGCGGCTATAGCTTGGGCGGCGTGCCGCTGCCACGCCCCCCACAGGAGCGCCGCTGCAAGCGCCCAGGCCCACAGGGGTGCAGCTTTTAGCAGTCCTAGGCCCATCCTTGACTCCTCTGGCGGTGCCTATAGTACACCACAGCGGCGCCAGCGGCAATCAACACCAGCGGAAGGAAGTAGTTGGCCGGAATTCCTAACGTGTCCGTAGCAAATGACTTCACTGTCTTCACGGTAATGTCCACCGTAGACACTTGGTCCGACGCCTGAGACACTGTGCCCAGCACCCCCAGCCCAGCGGTCACTCCGCCAGCCTGTGCAATGGGGGACTTAGAAATTCCGGACTCAGCAGCGACCGCCTGCGGCATCTTCTCCGAAGTGGGCTGATTACCATCGATATACATTGCCGCTTCTTCTGCCCGTCGAGCAGTCAGACCAGCTAGCTCGGTAAGCACGCCGTTGACAGTAGCCTTGTTCCACAGCCCAAACGCTCGGCTCGCTGCCAGAAAGTCTCCACGGTTGTGCGCCTTCAGAACCGTAGACTTCAGAAACGCCGACGGTCCGATATTGAACGCCAGACTGACCATGGCGGCCATCTGATGTTCCGAGGGTTCTACCTCACATACACGCTGCACTGCTCGCGCAGTGGCAATGAGCTCGGCCAAGAGCCGGCTATCACACTCCTCCAGAGTCCATACGTCAGTAGCTCCCACACCGCGTGTGCAGCCGCGTCCGTTAGTCCATACTCCTGCGGGGCAGCGGTAGGCGCGGTAGCTAAGCCCCTCGCGCCGAGCAATGAGCTCCACCCCCTCAAGACAGATAGGCCATGGCAGGTTAGGATTTGGTGGAGTGTACTTATCCATTTGTCGCTCTGGTCTTGAAATACGCGAACAGCGCCGGCAGTCCGCCCACGTAGTACAGAAGAATGAGCAGCAGCACTCCGCGCAAGATCCATCGTAGCACACTGCCCACTACCCCGATTGTCCAATCTCCAGCCTCGCTCTTGGCGTAGGCTGTCAGCCCCTGCTTGATGTTTTTGTAGGTTTCAGGATCACTTACGATGTCCCTAAACCCGTCTCGTACTGCTGCGCGCATTGGGTCTACCTCGTCGTTATCTGGCATGATTGCTCCCATGTTCTACGATGCACGCCACCAGCACGGCCAGTGCCATACCTATGCCGTACGCGGGCAGGCCCAGCAGAGCGTCACACAAGCCCTGGAAGCCCTGCACGCTCACCTGGGTGCCCACACCCCTAGCCAGCCGGCAAGCTGCGACCTGTGCGTCCTCCAGCATTCCCCAGGAGCATACGGCCCACATGGGCAGTGCATAGAGCTTGCGTGGGAGCAGCAGCATTATCACTGTGTAAAGAACGCACCCCTTGATTCCCTGCGCCACGTAGAATAGTGCCCGCTCTACGGCGGGCGGATTGTCCCACAGCAAAGATAAGGGCCTTGGTGCGTAGTGTGTCCCGGCCACTACTAGCATCAGCGCGGCTGGCATTACTGGGTGACGCATTTTCTTAGATGCTTAGCTCGTACGGAAATCGAACTCCATCCAGACATACCTGAATTCCTAGACCCACAGTAGTAACGGCCTCTATACTACTGCCCCTCGCTTGAATAATGTTGACGTTCGCGCTGTCGCTAGCACTGGTGCAGAATCTGTACCGGGTATTGCCAGACGGGCTGGTAAGTGAGCGAAGATACAGAAATGAGGCAATCAGGGTGATGGCACTGGCCGTGGTGTTGTACACGCACCCGCTTAGAGTGCAGTAGCCATCCACACCAACAAAGTACAGAGCATCTGCTGGGCTACCAGACGGGTATGTAAACGGAGAATACCCAGTGTTTAGCGCTAGTGCCTGCCAGATGCCGACCTGGGGGTAAGCCCCGCCACCCCCGTCGTACACTGTTGGGAATAGACTACCGTGGCTGCCACCCACAAAGGTGTTCATCCCAGTGAGACCATTCATTACCACCCCGCTGGTGAATCCAAGGTGGCAAACATTTCCTGGGAACACGTCGTTGCCATTCTCGAGGAAGTTGAACCTACACGCACTGGTTCCGTCAAACAGAACGGTGTAGTCTGGGGCCAGGCCAAACGTCATCGTGCGGCCAGCGCCGGAGGATGTGGCATTCGCCGCAGCCCCCCCGGGCAGCACCATGGTAATGGTGCCTGCACCTGGGTTCACGGAGCCGATGCGCGCACTAGTGGGGATGCCCGTGCCGGCAATGGTAGCGCCCACGTACAGATTAGTAAATGAGGCCACTGACGTGAGCGTAGAGCTACCACTGGTCGTCGTCGCGGTAGTCGTCGCTAGTACCACGCCCTGTCCCGCCTGCATCGTATTGCCAGAGATCTTGGCGTACGCGCAGTTGTATATGTAGATCAGTGCGTTGTAGATTCCACTGGCCCCGTACGGAATGCTGTAGTAGAACGGGTGTTCGCACTGATTGTTCTCAATACGAAGCTGATCTCCATTCAGAGCTGCGATTGCCCCGCCAGACGTGGTGATGCTGTTCTCACGGAAGACGCAGTTGCGCGCACCGCTGAGACCCGTGTACAGAATTCCCACCCTGCCGCCCGTGCGGTTAGCTGCGACAGTGCCTCCGTCCGTAATGGTGTTTAGATGGATGTTGCAGGAGTCCCCAATGTGATTGGCGACGATACCGTTGCTAATCCAGTTTCGCTCAATCGTAAACGTGAAGAACCCGTTTCCGTTAACGGCAGAGTTGTCAAGATTCAGGCCATAGCTACCGAAGTCCCCAATATAGCAGCGCGCGATAGTGAAGTTGCTGACGTAGTTCGGAACTGCGCCAGAATTGTCCGGGATTAGTCGAAACAGAATGCCGCTCGTTCCAGCGCCGTTCGTATTCGGAATCACGCTAAAGTCGTGCATGTACGGGAACGTGATGCCCGCACCGTAGCGCGGCTGCAGAACTAGTCCGTACGTGGCGTTCGACTTGATAACGCTGAGCCATGCCAGCTCACCAAACAGGTGTGTCCGCTGGGTGGCTATCAGCGTCTTGGTAGTGTACGCGGTTCCGCTAGAAATTCGAAGACTGTAGCTGTTCTGGCAGTACGTGATTGCCGCCTGGAGAGCTGCGTAGTCATCAGTGGCTCCGTCGTGCTTGGCGCCAAATTGACGAGTGGTGAACGGACCGCTGCCCGCCAACTTCCACCGGCCTCCGTCACTGGCTACAACCACGCTGCCGCCATTGTCCGGAGTGCTGGCAGCAACAGGGACCACAGTCAGAGGAGAAAGGAATCCAGTATCCGTAAACGAAGTGACCGCGCCCACCTCTGCCAGAAATCCCTCAGCACCTACCGTGCGGCCGTATACGCGATACGCTGTGGCCCCAGTGACTGCGCCCCAGTTGATAGTCGCAGTGCTCGTAGTGCCGGACGTGGTGGTAGTGCTAGCTGAGGAAGCAAGCGTCTCGCCCACGGCGTTCAGCGCTGTGACCCGATAGGAGTATGTAGCTGCTGCCAGCGTGCCCCCGCTACCGGAATTGGTGACCCCGCTGATAGTGGGGGAGGCTAGCGTAGTGGTGTCCGCGGCGTCGTAGTAGTACATGCCCCCGCCGCCGTCCCCAGCAGCGTAGTATCCAGCAACGTACGCCTGACTGTATGTCAGCTTAGACAGAGCTTTGAGACCTGCGATGCTGGTCACTACAGTAAAGCCGCTGGGCCCTCCTCCTCCGCCACCGCTGCCCGTGTTCTGTAGCTCGAATGCAGTACCGTTATAGATCACACTGACCACTGTTCCTGCAGCGAGCGCACCTGCCGTAACCGTGCCCCCACCAGGGAGAACAATAGTCTTGTCGCCAAGACTATTCACATTCAGTGTGGGGGAAGACCCAGTGTTCACTCCTGCGGGGATGAACGTGAACTGCTGCCCCGCCCGGTACGCAGCCACTGCGCCAGCGTTGCCGGCAGTAATAGTGTCCGTGCCTGCCACGCTCGTCAGCCACTGGAGTGTGCCATTAGCTTCCGCGCTGGTGGTGCTCTGTAGCTCGAACGCCGTGCCGTTGTACACCACGCAGCAGACCACGCCCGCCGGTATGGCACCTGCCTGCAGTGCAGCACCGCCAGGGAACACGATGCTCTTAGCCGTGAGAGCGTTGATCTTGAGCGTGGCTGCTCCGGTGTTGGCGTTCGCAGTCACAAACTGCACCGACAGCCCCGTGACCAGCGCTACTGCATTGATACTGGTGGTTATCACGTATGTGTTGACCGCGCCTGTGTCCGGGCTGTACACGTTCAGACTACTGGCGTCAAGCGTAGCCTTGTGAATCGTAACATTGCCGGACAAGTCCTCTGTGATGGAGGTAGCCGAGCCAAAGCCCATGCCGTCAGGTGTCGTCTTCAGCAGTGAGTTGACCGGCAGCGGCAAGCTCACATTACCGAAGGCCCCCGCGAAGATCTGCGCAAGTGTCACTTTCTTCGTCAGCGGGGGGCTACCCACGTCCACTGGCATCACGTCCGTGGAATTGATCGTAGTTGCTGCCGGGAGGTCAGAGATTCTCTTTGCCACTGCATTACTCCGAGATCAAGATGTCTACCGGCCCCTCGGTGTCGAGGGCTGTTCGCATGTCTGGATAGTTATCAGCGACCATAATGTAGTTCTCACCGCGCACCCCGTAGATGCCGGTGAGATACTTGTCGGTGCTGTCTTTCTTCACTCCATTGCTGAACTCGTACACGCCGTGGTCGGGAGCGTAGAATTCGCTACCCCACGCACGAGTGCACATGTCTAACCAGTTGGTATTCCTGGCTGTTACGCGATGACCGAGGTTGTTGGGGTCAGGATTTGCCATGCCCCGTAGTGTAGGCCCTGTGCGGGCCGTTAGCAAGTTAGTCCACTACTACAGACGTGCCCAGTGCAGCAGCAGCACAGCGGCCACCAGCCCAGGCGCGGCGGTGGCAAGGACATCCAGCGCCTCCACAACGTGCATGCCAGGGTTGGTGCGGTTATCCAGCCAGTCTGTGGCCTCCTTAGTGGCACCTGCCACCACGCCAGCGATTGCCACCGCCCCCGGCAGCCCCGCCAGCGGGTAGCCGAACGCCACATGCAGCGCAGAGTACACCGCAGCTGAGAATACTGCCACTGCTGCGCCAACTGAAAGATGAAGAACTTTGTCCTTAGGAATCCGCATTTCGTTTCTCCTTACGTGTAGTCAGGTTCTAGGTAGGAAGGCTCCGCAAAGCTGGGGGCCTTGGGCTCCATGTCGTAGATGCGAGACGTTGCATCTATCAAGTCCACCGTTCCCCCGAAGGGGAAGAAGTGCACCTGCATGCGCAGGTCTTTGGACAGGTCGTACATCTCTCCAGTCTCAGACTTGCGTTTGATCGGTATAGCTATGCGGTGCCGGTAGCCCGTGTTCTCCATGGTGCGCTGGAGCTTGGTCAGGTTCTTGGGGTCCGTGTCGTACGGAAGGTAGAACTTGTGCGCTCGGAAGTCAGGACCAAGCCGCTGCACGCGGTCCACCTTGCTGCCCTCGCCATCACGCGGCCACTCCAATTCCACAATGGGGAAGTGTCCGCCCTCGGTGGGCTTCTGCATCTGCTCCTCGAAGTAGTCGAGGTCTGCCTGCGCACCGAAGGACTCATACCCCACAAATATATTCTGTACACCTGGGGCGCGCTTCCAGCGGTGGTACATCTGCGCGGTGCGTACCCAGCGCTCACGCAGATCCATCTTGTGGTTGAACCCATCCAGCAGATACTTGTTCCGTGCGTAGTCGATCCCGATGACTGCGATAGCGGTCTTGGCACTGCCCTTCTTCTTACTGCGAGCGGGGTCAACCATGATGTAGACGTTCAACACCTCGGGGCGTACTTCGTACACCATGAGGTCCTCTACGTTGAACATCTTCTGCTGGCCGGCCAGCGGATTCTGCAGCATCTGGCAGGATATGGTGGCCTCTCCCTGGGCGCGCACCTTCTCGTCCCACACGGTCTGGGGGAACAGCACAGGCTTGCCGGTTATCGTTCCGTCGTCCGTGGCGGGGTAGGTCCGCACCTTGACTGCGTGGCGCTTCATTATAGATTCGTAGGTGTCCGCGTATGAGTACCGCGTACCGATGTGCCACTTGGGGCAGCCAATGCTGCCCAGGTTGTCGCTAAGCTCCCAGGCCTCCGTGGTCTTCTGGATCTGCTCAGGTGTGGACACAGACTCACGGGTAACCACGTCGTCGTACACCAGGAGTCCAAAGTGCTTGGACGTAGGCTGCCCGTCCACCAGCCCATGAGCCTCCACGGTGTTTTCCTTGGGGTTAGACTTGCGGTTCACCGTGATGCCGTTGTCCAAGCTCCAGGACGGAGCTTCCCGGTCCGGGTTCTCCCAAAACAGCCCTGGGAACAGCGCACGTAGGTCCTGATTGTTCTCAAACTCTTTCTGAATCTGCCGGAGGAACGCCTTAGCGATGGGCTTTGTATGACTGAAGATGCCGATCGTAATTTCCGGATCGTTGATCACCTTCTGCACGATGCCAGCAAACGTAATGATGGTAGAATTGTGCGTAGTGACTGCATGCCTACCCGCCAAGTACAGCCCGTCATTAGCTTCTACCTGAATGCACGATACGGGCACCGTCGGCACGGGTACGACGCCCCAGACTTGCCGGTAGGTACTGCGAATTTTTCCATCGTCCCTACAACGAAGCAGCTTACGCGGAATGCGAAATGGCTCGTCAACCCTACGCCCAGTAAACGTGATGTGGTACACGCGTCCGTGATCATAGTCGAAATGATTCTTTGTAGGGCGCAGCCCTAGCCCTACTGCAAGTTCAAACACAGAGTCTGCCAGCGGCTCGTGCTTGTTGACGAAGGTGCAAGTGCTCCGAACACTGCAGTGCCCGTCAGTGTCCATAAGACCCTGAAGAAGGGCACGACGCTGATTGATACTCGCAATATGATACTCTTGGGGAATGTGCTTGTTGTGCAGCAATCCCATATCATGCAGGATAGCGCCCAGTCCGTAGATAGTGTGGTGTTGACAGGATTTATCTGGTCGGTCGTCTTTATGTGAGTACCCGTCAAGCCGAATGTTTTCAAAGACTTCTGGGTCTCCGCAGGTCACCACTCCTCCGCTGTTGTCCCCGTCTCCCAGCCATGCTCCGAGCGTATACGGTGCCACCGGTAACATGTGCTCGGCATTCAGCAACGCAGGGGCGACCCTAATCCGGCAGACGCCCTGCATGCGCTGAAGCTGTTCGGTGTCTACCGTTCTAGTGATCCAGCCTCGCTGTTTCTCCGACCCCGAGATTCTGCGCCTATCTTTCACTTCCACTGTCCAGAGATGCTGCTTGCTGCATACAATCTCTGCTCCGTCGTCAAAGTAGACCTTGAAGCACTCTGCATCAGTGAATACAGGGGTTGTTGCAACCACCTTTGTAGGTGCTCCGTCGGCCCCGTATACCCAGTCACCCGGGGCTAGGTCCCCGTGCTTCTTCCATCCAGTGGGGGTGGGCACTGGAGTGTCCAGGTCCAGAGCCTTGTAATGCTCGCGTGCCCACAGGTCCAGGAACCCGTCGGGGTCTTGCTCAACTTCTCGGCACCGAGCGTAAAGCCAGGGGTGTACCACGTCCAGGCGGTGGAGTACTCGCACTAGCAGGTAGTAGCGGTCGTGCTGCGCGAGCCAGGGCTTTACGGCCTCGCCGTACTCGAGTTCGAGAATGTGCCACAGCTCCGCCACGCTCTCGAATGGCGCAGACATCAGCCCCTGCTTGATCTCGCTAGGTAGCTGCATTCTCAGTTCCTTCGTACTCGCGGTACTGGTGGGGATGCGCAGGCTTGCGGATGCGGGGCTTAGTCACTGGTTCTCCACCACCGGACCCATCTGCTTGGGCGCCACCTGTGCTGCAGTGCGGCTCAGTACCGTGGCAAACTTGCTGAGAATGACGTCCATACCCTCCACGGCTTGCTCGGGGGTGGAGGGCTTCTCGGGGTCCTCCAGCGCGCCCTGAATACCAAACGCTTGGCGCTCGAGGGCAATCATGGTCTTCAGCGCCTCGGTCAAGGACTTGAGCGTCTTGGACCGCTCCGGCATGCTGATGATCTGCTGGTACATGTCGTTCAGCTTGTCGACGCCACGTTCGTTCTCGTCGCGTAGCATTTCTCCAAGCTCAGACAGGGGCTGCACGTTCTCGGTGGCCTGCTCCAGCTCGTCGAACAGGCGCATGCACAGCTTGCGCACCCGCTGGATGTCCTTGCGGTGCTCCATCAGCTTGCGAGCCTGCATCTCCACGTTGACGCGCTCTATCACCTCCAGCTGCTGCGCCTGCTTGAGCCGCACCTTCTCCTCTCGCTCAGCCGCGATCTCAGCTACCTTGTTCAGGACTGTGATCTCACCACGGCGAGTCCAGCCCTGGCGGCTGGCCTTGCTGATAAGCATCGTGGGGCTTACGCCAATGTCGTTGGCAATGTCCACCTGGGCGCGCCCAGTGGTCTCGTACTGGAGCTGCGCCCAGGCCCAGTCCTGGTTACGGTCGGGCAGCGGGGGCATCTTCAGTGGGGGTGCCTGCGTCTACTGGGGCGGGGTCCGTGGGGGTGCCCTGCGCCTGTGCTTGGCGGCCCGCTTCCACGCCAAGCTCGTACACCGCCCACAGGCCGGCGACGTGCGTGTCCTGGAAGTAGTGGTCGTACACTGCGGTAAGAGTTGCTGCATCCATGATCAAGAATCTCCTGAGTAGTTGTGATATCCATTGTACGCAGTACGCGGACTGTAGTTGTTGGTGGATTGGTCCAGGTAGTACTCCAAGCGAGCAGGGATGTCGCGATTGGAGTTCCGGGCGATTACCGCGTCCAGCTCGTAGCTGCCGGTAAGCTCCGGCGTGCGGCGCCACTCGGCGGGGCAGCACTGGTGCATCTCGCACCCCTTGCGTGTTCGCATGACTAGGCTCCTTTGGGGACACTACCCCAGCGCCAGTGTACGGCGGGCGGGGGGTGCCGCGCAAGGGGCGGAGAACAAGAATCTGATTTTGAAAATAAAATTCTGGAAAATTTGAGAGTCGAAAATCTAGAGTAGCGCCCCGGTACAGACAAGCAGTTCTCAGGTCTAAGTGCTCGTACCGACAAGCAGTTCTCAGGTCTAAGTGCTCGGAACCAGGAACGTGGTGCTCGGGACAGACACTGCCGCTAGCCCCCGCTTCGCTCTGGGCGGATTCGGCCTAGTCCCACGAGCCGAGTATGGGACCCGAGGCTCGGGCCGACTGCGACCTCCAGATATATTAGCGGCGTGCTACCAAGGCGCTAGCCTGTTACACCTTGTTACGCCAGTTACATTTATTAACACTTTACCGCCCCCGCCACTAGGCCCCAACACCTAACCTATAGGCATGTTGCGCATCGCAGCACGCCAAGCCGGGGCCTAGTACCGGCAAGTGAGCAAACCATGAGCAAGACCACCACTACACGCACTCAGCAAACCAAGCCCGCAGCCACCAAGGGCACGGGCACTAAGGCAGCCGCCAAGCTGCCCAAGCAAGCCGAAGCGCAAGCCGGGTACGAGTCCGACGAGCAGCGCGCTGCGGAAATTGCAGCCCTGGCTGCCCAGCCCGCCCAGCCCGCCCAGCCCGCCCAGCCCGCCCAGCCCGCCGCGCCAAAGGCCAGCGCGGGCCCCTTGGCAGCTATGGCCTTGGTACTGCAGGACCAAGCTGCCGCACAGCCCGCAGCGCCTGCTACTGTGGCCGGCGCCCCTGCTACCCCTGTGCTGCCCGTGGCTGTTGTGGTGGCTGGGCAGCAGGTTTCCGCCGCCAAGAACGTGCTGGCCCGCGCGGCCAGCCTGGGCAACGTGCCTACGGAGCTGGCCGCCAAGCGCTTGGCCCTTGGCCCGGTGCTGTGCAAGGTGCGCGTGCCGTATACGGTGCAGTGCTGGCAGGCCGTACAAGCTGCGCTGGCAGCCGCTGGCGGCGCAGCCACGGGGGCGGTACTGGCCGGCGCCAGTACCGGAGACTTTGTGCGTTACGCAGTGAAGAACCGCTGGCTGGCCCCCGTGCAAGCATAACGTTAGCACCTAACCTACGCCCCCGGCCCAACAAGCCGGGGGCGTGCTGCCATGTATGCACCACAAACCATGAAGTACACATGCCACGGCTACACCCGCCAGGGACTGCGCATTACGTACACCCTGCCAGCCACCAGCGCCCAGCACGCCGCAGCCCTAGCGCATGGGCTGGCGTACCTACAGCACGGCGCAAGCCTGCCGCTTGGCTGGGCCGTGGCACTAGTGCCCAGCACGCACCCCCAGCGCCGCACGTATAGCCCCTCCCCTGGCCTAGTGCATGGTGGGCAAGGGGTAGGTACTGCCACCCCAGCCCAAAGCGCCTAGCGCACCGTTTTACAACCCAAGGACTACTCAGCATGCAACAGCACCAAGCCACCCCCGCCCAGCCCCCGCTGGAAGCTAACCTACTGGCCGAGTTCCTGGGCCGCTACGGCGCCGGGTTTGTGGGACCGCCCAGCCGCCTGGACTACGACATTGAGCAGGCACTGGAGTTCTGGTTCAGCCCCGACGGCGCAGAGCACTGAGTTCCACGCACTGAAGTCAAGACCCTGAGATCCGCGGATCTCAGGGTCTTTGATCTTGTCGCTCCGGTCTACGATCCTAGATGCCAGGAGCCCAGACACTCTGCTCTACGATCCTAGATCTTAAGGCTCCTTTAGAATGAATTCAGAACTCGCGTGCGCGCACGTGGAGCTCGGTACTCGGCTCGTGGATCGGAGAGGCAGACACTGAGCACGAGGTCTAGCTACAGAGGATGAAGAGCCGGGTACTGAGAACGAAAGATTAGGTACTTAGAGCTAAGAATTCCGGCACATTCTACGCACTTAATCCCGAGAACTAACATTTGAGAAGTGAGACTCACTTGCTGATAAACGAACACTTATCAGCGAGCACCACCACGGTGCACAGATTTAAGGGTAAACCCCAGCAAAACTACCAAAACGGCCGTCTTTTTGTAACGGGTAACATGTAACATTGGGGTTTAAATTAGCCACAATGGGGGTGTATATGCGGCAGCATTGATAAGACCACTAACTCGAGCACCTACGCACTACACATATTTAATTTATGAGTTTACAAAGTTACAATGTTACAAACACCAATAACCCGTTGTTTTATATTAGGTTTTGCCAGTAACATTCCCTGTAACAGGTACTCAGACCCAAGCCCATGTTACGTCCTAGCGGTACACAGCTCTTAGATGCTCAACAGCCTCCTCAGGCCCCCACGCTTGGTCCCGCCGCCGCACGGCCCACCACCGTTCCGGCCCACCACCGGGCTTACGGAGCTGCGCCCCGCCTGCCGCCTGCTTAAACCCCACGTTCCTAAGTGCTACACCCATGCGCGTAATCTGGCTACGTGTGATGTCATCCTCTGTACGACCATGGCACAGAACACAGAGGTCTTTGCTGGTGAACAAGCACTTCCCCACGCCCTGAATTCCGAGCACGTCATCCGCGTTGTCCCAGAGGTCCTTTACCCAGATCTCAATATCATCCATCGTGGCCTGCTTCACCTGTTCCTTCCACGGGGTGGCGGGTGCCCAGGCGTCGGGGTCGAACCACGCTATGTCTAGGTCTAGCAGGTACTGGTACAACGCAGCAGCCCCGCCATTGTCTGCCCACTTAACATACCTCTGCCAGTAGGGCTGGTCTCCGCGGTGGTCTACGACCCCGGCAATGGGCTCCCAGCGCAGTACGCAGCTTCTCCGATCATCCTGGTCCAGCTTCACGCAGTCCCAGTAGTTAGACGTAACCACTAGGTTGATGTGGTTGTCCACCACGTACTCGGGCTGGCCCTTGCGGTTGACAGTCACTGTCTTATCCGTGGTTATGCTTTTAATTCGGTTGTTCACCACACCGCCCTCCCCACGGGAGCGCTCCAACTCGTCCACGTGTACCCACTGGCGCATAGCGTAGATGCTGTTGAAGTTGCTCTTCATCTCGCTGTTACTCACCTTCACAGCATTCGCGCCGTAGATTACGTGCATGGGTCGGAGGAATAGGTCCTTACCCACGCCGCTGGGGCCGAAGATGAGTGGGAAGCTATTAACTTTTGCCCCCAGGTGCTGTAGCGGGTACGCACACCATGCCACAAGCCACCTACGCAGGTCTTCGTCCTCGATATTACCCGCCAGCAGCTCCAGCCAGGGGTCTACACCGCAGGCACCGTCGGGCTCCAGGCCCATGCCACGCCACATGTTCAGGTTTGGCAGGCCGCCCCCAGGCTGGGGCACCAGCCTACCCGCACCGGGGCTGTACTCCAGGCTGCCCACCACCACGCGCCGTGCGGCATCCGTAAGCCAGAGTTTTGGCACGTTGACTCTCCGCACATCATCTCCGTCCTCAATCTCTGCAAGGAAGTGCGCGTATATCAGTTCCGTGAACTCCGCCTTAGTCATCAGAACGCCGGTTTCCTGGATTGCTACCTTCTTCATCTCGTGCACCACGCAGCACTCTTCAGAGAGTTGGAGAAGCATGGCTTGGAGCTCCCCAATCTCTATTACAGCCCCATCTCCATCCAGGAACTCCCGCGCCCGCGCATCCCCAGCGCGGACTCTGTAGTCGTCAAACCCCTGGTGCGTGCCGTCGTCGGCGATGGGCACGTGCAGCGCGGTGGCTTGGCGGCCAGTAATCTCGTACAGTTTGATGGCCAACCGCTGCGCGGCTAGCTGCACGTGCGGGTCCGTGTGCGCGTTGGAGTCGAACACCACCACCGGCTCCAGGGCCAGGGCGCGCCAGGGTAGGTCCCGCAGCTCCGGCACCAGGGCAATGCCGTGCTTGGCGCTGCACCAGCCCCACACGCCGTTTAGCCCCACGCTGGGCAGGCCCAGCACCGCGCTGTTAATGGCTTTGATGCAGGACTCGTGGATGTATACCCGCGCACCACGCGCCAGCTTGGTCCAGTCGTACACGGGGGGCAGGTAGGCGTGGGGAGCTTCGTTGGGGGGGCAGAACATCTTGCCCGGCTTGCGGGCGGGGCCTACGAGGTCGCCAAAGCTCACCACTAGGCTTGGCCCCCCCATACTAAGCTCCACAAGCCGAGAGCTCCACCACTCAATCGGCTCCTCCTGTCCCAGCCGCCAGTGCGGGAACACTATGGCCGCACGGCTGTCCACCGCGTTGACGTTGGCGCTGCGTCGTGCGGCGGCAATTAGTTCAACTGCGGGCATCACATGCAAACTGCACGCATCGGCCACCGTTCTACTAACCCCGCGCCGCTCCAGGTATTCCCATACCTTTTCTAGTCCCGGGAACTTCTTTACGTCCCGCTGATTTTTAAATGAGTACGATATCTCATTGAATGCTAGCATCTGCGCTCCTAGCACCCGCTTGCGGGTCCGCAGGCGGATATGCTATAGTGAGCCTACCCGCCCAAGGTAAGCTCTAGTTCCAAGAATCTAGGCCGGACAGCCTAGTTGCCAAAACCCCCAGCGCCTTGAATGTGGCGCTGGGGGTTTACACATTATGGCCCCCGCGCGGCGCGCGGGCAACTACGGACTCCGCCGTTACAATTCCCGCCTTGGTGGACCCCGCCGCATGCCCCATGCTATGTACTACTGGCGCTGTGCCAGGGTACTAGGAGCATAGAAATGGGTGATCGTGTATTGATGCAGTGCCACTCTTCGCGTGAGGGCACGTTCGGTCCCGTACTGTACTGCCACTGGGGCGGGTCATCTGCTAAGAAGATCGTGGAAAACCTCCGTGCACAGATGCAATCCCGACCCGGAGACGTCGAGTACTCTACTGCCCGCTTGGTGCAGTGTGCCATTCCGTGCGGGGATGTCGAACCAGCGGGGTTCGGAGTATGGAACGCCGAGCACTTGCTGACTGCTGCAGACTCCCACGGAGATGCTGGCGTGGTGCTGATCGACGTGGCTAATCGCCACGCCGCCGTGTACCTGGGCGGCTACCTCAGCGCCGAGGAGTAGGCGGCATGCGTACACACCTACTACTCCCCGCAGCGCTCCTAGCGCTGGCTGCCCAGGCGCATGCCACGGGTGCGTGGACGCCGCCGCAGCAAGCGCTAGGCACTGCGTACGTGGCTGCCGCTGCACTGGACTGGCAGCAGACCCAGCAGATGGCCCGCACGTGCCCCACCCGCCACGCGCACCCCTGCTGGGAGGTAAACCCCTTGCTTGGACGCCACCCCACCCCCGGGCGGGTGGATGGGTACTTCGTACTCAGCACTGGTGCGGTACTGCTGGCGGCGGACCTGCTGCCATCCAGCCAGCGCAGCGCGCTACTCAAGGTTGCCGTCAGCCTGGAAGTTGCCGTGGTGGCCCGCAACTACCGCCTAGGGTGGCGCGGGAGCTTCTAGTTACACAATCCCTAGTACGTGGACGCTGCTACGTGCGTATACTACACCACATGCCAGCACGGTGCTGGCAGTAACCGAGGATCTACATCATGGCCAAGAACAAGCGTCTCCGTACCGAGAAGCACGGTACTCAGCCCCATGTGCTGGACTACACTCCGCGTTCTGCGGAGACGCACTGCACACACCGCAAGCTGGAGCACGTGGTGCTGGCTGCCCCCGTGCGCAAGCAGCAGTTCCCGGTGTTCGAGGTTCTGAGCCGCGGACATTGCGTTGAGTTCACGGACAGTCGGGCGGACGCCCACGCGGTCTACGCCCAGGCGGACGCACCCAAGCATCTGCTCCTGCGCAACGACGTGGGACGCCCCACGCTGCTGGAACAGGTTACCCGCTAACCTACCGTCACCACTCTAGGGTCCCGGTAATCCGGGACCCTGTTCTAGTTTTGGAGAACGTAATGACCAAGATCATCAGAACCAAGACCCAAGCCAAGGGCGGCGTCACTGCTGAAGAGCTGGAGCGTATGCGCGCGCATACTGCTAAGTGGATCGCCAACGCAATGAGCACGCAGCCCGTGGACCCTGCCCGCCTGGTGCCGGCCATCAAAGCTCTGTACGCCGTATCCGGGCTTAAAGAGCCTCGAGTCGTTGTGGTGCCTAGTCCGCGGACTATGGCGTTTGCGGGTGGGTTTGCCGCAGCCATCTGGTGGAAAAGGAATAGCCCCGCCGCTGCGACCGACGATGCGACCGACGATGCGACCCGCGCGGCGACCCGCGCAGCGACCTCCGCTGCGACCTCCGCTGCGACCTCCGCTGCGACCGCCGATGCGACCTCCGCTGCGACCCGCGCTGCGACCTCCGCTGCGACCTCCGCTGCGACCGACGCAGCGACCTACGCCGCGACCTACGTCGCGACCTACGATGCGACCGACGCTGCGACCTCCGCTGCGACCCGCGCTGCGACCTCCGCTGCGACCTCCGCTGCGACCCGCGCTGCGACCTCCGCTGCGAC